AGGACGGTCAACGAATCGGGTATTTCAGGACAAGCAACCATGTGAAGCGGGTATTGTTTATCGGGGCTGATCTTCATAAAGACTATCGGGGTAAGGGGTTTGGTTTTGAAAGTTATTGCGAGTTTCTGCCTTATATTTTTAAGCTATACGATTTACAGGCTGTCTTATTAGAGGTCTTGGAAACTAATGAGCGAGGGATTGGGTTATATAAAAAGGTTGGGTTTTTAGAACTTCGCAGATCAAGGATTTTAAGAAATGGTATTGAGGTTGAATCAATTTTAATGGAACTAAAAAAATGCAATATTCTCTAATCTCAAATTCCTGCGTTTCCGGGTTCGTCTATCAACTCTTTAACCCCGGAGTGCATAAACTTTTCGTCAATTATACCAATCCGTTTATCGCTTCGTGGTTTCCAGAGGACGATCAGTATGTTTGTTTCTGCGAACGGTACGATTATTATACTTCTCTGGAACCTCGCTTTGGCGAGCCGTCAACTTGCCTGAAATGGCAGAGGGATACAGGGAGTTTCAGGAATCTAAACCGAAAAGTAGGTATATATCCGGTCATGTTTCTCGGAGATATTGAAATCCACTGGATTCACGAGAACAACGAAAAGTTATTGATGCAGAAATACCGGGAAAGACTGAAAGTTAGTCAGGAATTAGAGCCGGTTTTCTTTTGGTCTGATCCGGAAATGTTCAATATTCATAACGAAAAAGAACGCTGTGATCTATTAAACCGCTTCTGTAACGTACATTATAAGACGCTTTTCCTGACTAAATATCAAGATGAAGCCTATGAGGGTAATACTTCCCGGATTGTCTTTATCCCGGAATGGAAGGGGAAGTCACAACTTGACAGACACCAACAGAATTTCATGATAACCTGGTACACACATCCTCAATTAGCCGAACTCTTTAAAACAAATATGTATGCGGATCATCCTAACAACATTTGACGGACACCGGAACCTACTTGAGGCCAATAAGTACACAATGGACTTGAGAGGGGTTGATTTACCTGTTACTGTACTTGGTTTTAAGCGTCCCGACTTTGATTTAGGGAGTTGGGGGTTCGTTTCTATGGGTGAATATACCACTCCGCAGACCTTTTCCGATGATATAAGGCCGTTTTTCGACCAGTTCGAAGACGAATATTTTATCTTAGGCAATGATGACACGGTTTTAACCAATAAATTTAACTTTGAATTTCTGTCTGAGATACTCGAAACTGTCAAAGATATGCCGGATTTTGGCCGGATTTGGCTCACCGGAGGGGTACATTCAGGGGAAGTTATACGGGATTTTGGCAGTTATCAGATAAAAGAGATCCCACAAACGGACAATTATCGGCTGTCGCTTCAATATTCGCTTTGGAAAACGAGTTATTTCAAACGATATCTATGGCCGGGGCTTAGTCCATGGGATTGGGAACTTCGGGAAAACGCAAAAGGTGACGGCGCAGCTATTTTGGCTCTTTCTGGAAATTTTGTCTTTTCGATAGGGCATATCATGAAAAAGGGCGTCTTTCAGAAGAATTGGTACAAAGGAATATACGGGGACGGGGAATTAAGTCCTGAAGAAAGAGAACATTGCGAACAAATCTTTAAAAAACATGGATACACGAATTACTGAACAAGAATTAGCTGATAGGATTTTAAGAGCGATAAAAACCAAAACACCTTTTGCGGTCGCTCGCTATGGTGATGGAGAATACGCCGTTGCTAATCCCTGTGATCTTACCGAAATGTGCTACATTAAGCATTTAGGATTTGTCCCTGAATCCCGTTCAAGAAGGACAATTTCTAATTTGGTAAAGGATTCGATTCACGGCCTCGATGTAATCGGAATTACCACTCTTACAACAGGATATTGGGGAGAATCAAAGGTCTATTTTGAAGGCCTCGCAGAACAACCTATCGTATCGCTGGATTTTCACACCTACTTTAACGAAAACAAGATCACTGAAAAACTGATCCGGTCGGCTGACAAGTTACTTTATATTTCGGGTCATACGATCAATTTCGGACGGTTTAAGAACCTGAAAGACATTATCCGGGTTGAAATTCCGCTTCAACATTGTAAATACCCCAATCAGAAACCCTACTGGCCGGATTACTTCAATTCCGTGATGAAATTTCTCGCTAAACAAGATTTGACGGGCTATCTCTGCTTTGTAGGAGCCGGATTCATTGGAAAACCGTTTATGATGGCTATAAAAAATCAGGGAGGCATAGCGGTTGACTTCGGGAGTAACATGGACCGACTGGCCGGATATGTCATCCGGGGAGCAAGAGGAAAAACAGCGACACCCGATAATACGTTTAAGCTATGATTAATATCTTGATTAGAACAAGTAACCGCCCGATGTACTTTTGGGATTGCGTTCAGAGCATAAAAAAACAGACCTATCAGGATTATCGTATTATTGTCGGAGTGGACGGATTAGATACTTATGCTGATTTTTACCATCCCGTGCGTTATCCGATGCTACATTCAGATAAGACCTATTTAAAAGGGGCTTATACAACTATGATGCACTTCCCGGTAAATCTCTACCTGAATCGATTAATGGAGGAAGTAGAGGAGGGATGGGTTTTAATCCTGGATGATGATGATATGTTTGCCACGCCTGAGGCATTGGAGATTATCTCAAGAAATCTGACAGAGTTTTCAAGGGTTATCTTTTGGAAGGTAGATATCTGCGGTCGCATCATTCCTGATGAAAAGAATTTTGGCAAAAGACCCGTTGTAAAGGATATTTCGATGATCGGGTTTTGTTTTCACTCGAATTATATTCCTTTACTTCAGTTTGATCCTTACAAGCAGAGCGACTTTAGGGTGATGGATCGGGCGTATTCGATTTTAAAGCCTATATGGATTGATAAAGTATTAACAAAAACACAACGAAATGAAGGAGATGGATTTGGGAAAAGGCGAGATAAAGATTTTGGGAATAGGAAAAGATAAAGTACCTTTGGTTTGGTTTTCATAGGTTGTTTTTAGGGTTAGACCCCGGTGCGCCCATCACATCGGGTTTTTTTATTTTGTTAATTTTATTTCAGACGTTTTCCAGATTTAGGAATTACCTTTGGGTATGCTGATAACTGGAAAATTTCCATTTTTCAAACCGGAGGCTAAAGAACTCCGGGAGCGGATTGCGGAACTTGAAAAACGCAACCTCGAACGTCCGCCGTCTTGGTTAGATGAAATCCTGACAAACTACGAATCTGATTCAGGAATAAGGGTCAACGAAGAAACGGCGATCAAGTTTTCAGCCGTTTGGAGTGCTGTCAACCTTCTTTCTTCAAGTGCGGCACAGCTTCCTTATCAAGTCTTCAAAAGGATAGACAACGGGAAAGCGATCTATAAAGAGCATCCTTCCTATCAGCTTATTCATGAGGCTCCGAATGAATGGATGAACTCGTTTTCGTTTAAACAAATCTTAATGATCTATGCCCTACTTTGGGGAAATGGGTATGCAAAGATTCAGAAAGACACACGGGAAAGACCTATCTCCTTAATCCCTATTCATTCCGCTTTAGTTCAACCCGTTTTAATCGAAGGAGTTTTGTTTTATCGAATTAACGGAACCGAGATGATCCCGGCTCGTGATATGATCCATCTGATGGGATTTTCTTTGGATGGGATAACGGGTAAAAGTCCTATCGAAGTTGCTCGTGATACTATCGGATTGGGATTGGCTGCTCAGCAGTTTGGAAGTACGTTTTTCAAGAACGGATCAAATACGGAGATGGGTTTTCAGGTTCCGGGAAATCTCGACGATGAGCAGTATAAAAGACTGCAAACCGTCTTGATGCAACGAAATTCCGGGGGAGAAAATGCTCATAAGCCACTCCTTCTTGAGGGAGGCATGACGCTTGAAAAGATTACCATCCCTCCCGATCAGGCTCAATTTATCCAGACGAGGAATTTTCAGGTCAATGAGATAGCGAGGATTTTTAACGTGCCGCCTCACATGATTGGGGATCTTGAAAGAAGTACGAATAACAATATCGAGCAGCAATCAATCGAGTTTGTTCAGTATTCATTAATGCCCTGGGTCATCCGTCTGGAAGAAGAGTTTACTCGGAAACTCATTTTTGAAAGTGAAAAGCCGGACATTTTTATTGAAGCTAATGCAGACGGACTGATGCGAGGTGATGCACAAGCAAGGGCTGCTTACTATAAGACCCGTTGGGAGATCGGGTCACTTTCCGCTAATGAAATACGAGCAAAAGAAAACGATAATCCTTATGAAGGAGGAGAGACATATTTTGTACCTGTAAATTATCAGACAGTTGAACGAGCACAAAGCGACGCTGGAAAAACCGCCCCTGTCACTACTGGTGGCAAAGGGGGTTAGGTGTGAAGGAAAGAACATTTTTTTCTCTCCTTCCACCTGGTCTATGGATCAGGCGAAACGCTATTTGAAAGAAAACGAGTTACGCTGGGTAAACTTTTTAAATGTCAGAGAAATGGAACGGGAAGAACGAGTTTGGGATATGGAGTTTCGGGTTGTCAGGGAAGAAAACAAAACTCCGATAGTCAGGGGTATAGCTGCTGTTTTTAATAAACTGAGTGAAAACCTCGGTGGGTTCCGGGAAAAGATTGATCCGGGTGCTTTTGATTCTGTTATGGGTGACGATGTACGGGCACTCTTTAATCACGACCGGAATCTGATTTTGGCCCGCACGAAACCCGGTACTTTGCGGTTGGCTGTGACGGATGAAGGTCTGGCTTATGAATATGACGATCCGGGCAATACTTATTCTTTAGATCTTCTCAGGAGCCTCGAACGGGGAGATATTTCACAGTCTTCCTTCGCCTTTTATGTCGATGACGACAAATGGGAAGAAGATTCAGAGGGAAGAGTGATCCGGACAATCAAGAAGTTTAAGAGACTTTTTGATGTCAGTCCGGTTACTTATCCGGCTTATCCTGATACTTCAGTAGGAAAGCGGTCTTTAGAGGTCTTTGAGGCTGAAAAGACCAATAGATTACAGGCTCAAAAAGACAAAGAGGAAATTAATAAACGAATATCACAAATTGAAATAAACGAGGCTACGAGCCTTATCGGACACAAAAACTAAGATTATGAACTTGAAAGATTTGAGAGAGAAAAGGGCGACGAAAGCCACGTTGATTAAAGAACTCCGTGACAAACTCGAAGCCGAAAACCGAGGTTTTACAACCGAGGAAAGAACCACGTTTGATGCCATCGGAAAAGAGATCGACGAGATCGACGGTGACATTCAAAGGGAGCAGAAAGCTGAGGAAATCCTGAAAACTCAGGCTGTAAGGACTGAAGAAAACCGTCAGGTTATAGGCGGAAAAAGCAAAGAGGAAATCCGGGAAAAGGTCAACAATACTTTCCGGGAGTTGATCCTCTTCAAAGCCTTCGGGGTCGGCCAGATGCCTGACCTGAGGATTCTGAAAGATCCGACCTTAAATCCATTTAAGGAATTGCGTACTAATACTCAGTCAACGACTGATAACAAAGGTGGTTATACCATTCCTGAGGGTTTTTCAAACGAGTTGGCCATCGCTGAAAAGATGTGGGGAGCTATGGATGATGAATCCATATCAAGGATTATGCGGACCGATTCTGGTAACGATATTCCATGGCCGTCTGCGAACGATACCTCAAATGTGGCCTATCAGGTCGATGAGGCCGCTGATCTGAATACTTCTGCTGTTGATGTGACCTTTGCCAAAGCCCTTACACTGAAGGCTTACAAATGGTCTTCGGGTCTGGTTAAGATTGACGAGGAATTGCTGGAAGATTCCTATTTCAACATCGAGACCATTCTGGCTGATTTGTTTGGTATCCGTATGGGTCGTGGCTTGAACGCTGCCTATACGACTGGAGCAGGAAGTACAACGATTCAGGGAGTTGTTACCGGGGCTGCCAATTC